GCAGATGTAGCATAAGGCTCATCCATATAAAGCATTCTGGAACGATTCCAGAGAGTATATAAGTTCTCATCAATATCCTTTACGGTGTCAGAAGAACGTTGGCTAAAGCCTCTCAGAGAGCGCTTTGAAGTGCTTGCTCCCGCTTCCCTGTATCCATAGTTAACCAACTGTTCTAGCACGTCCGGAGGAATCGTTATATGCTTCCCTTTATTTGGCATTGGTATTCCTCCTTACCAGTTATTGTTATAAACGGCTGCACGAACATGAGTCCGTTTACTTCCTTTTTCAATCAGATTCTCGTACTTAGCAATTTCAGACATGAGTTCGGATTCAAGATTGTAAAGCTCATCTGCTGACCAATCATGATGCTCAACATTTCTGGAACCAATCTGGTACTTTACAATTTTCCCATCCATCAGTTCTTCAATTGCTTTATATGTGAGTTCCAACTGCTCATTCAGCATTCTGAGATGTCGCTCATAACGATTCTTTTTAGAACTTGAAATCGTCTCCAAAATTTCCACCTCCGTAAAAATCAAATGAAGCCTTTTTACGCCTTGGCTTTTCAGGAGCTTTCTTTACTACATCTTGTTTGATTTCCTGCTCAATCTGATCCATGTTCAGATTTCCGGAAATGGTTCTAAATGCAGCCATTGCATAATTTCTACAGTCCAACGGCTCATTTCTCTTGTGTCCAACAATTGGTTTCCACACCCATTTAGACACACCGTTCTTTCTTTCATATACTTTTTTCTCTGACAGAAGGCCATTGAAGTATTCTTCGTTATATCCTCTGTCCGGATTTGAAGGAAAATGGCAATACTTTGTCCCCGGAGACTGGACAAGCAAAGAGCTCATAATAAGTTCTTTTCCTGCATCAACTCCAAGGTTGTACAAGTTAATGTATTTAGGCTTGACAGATTTTCGTTTTGATTTTTTTGATTTTCCCCAAGTGCCTCTCAAAGTTATGTCATATCTGTTCGGGCGGGTAACGTATGGATAACCAGAACCGCCCCTTCCTCGAATAGCAAAGATGTTTTTGTACTTCCATTTGTAGCAAATTTCATAGACGTCTTCTGTATGATGTCCTTGGGAGTCAATAAACGTTAATGAAATTCTTCGCCCTTTGCCGTTCTTGTAATGCCATGTTTTGTCCATCAAGCCTTCAAGAGTGCTCCAGACCTGTTTGTTATCCTTAGAAGGAATGCCCATGATGATTCCTCGCTGGATTCCCCAAGTTTCCCCGAATTTTCCATGCCCTACTACTTCGTACTCCAGTCTGTCATCCTGAGTATCAACGCCCATAGTAAGCACCAACACTCCGTCTGGAATTTCAGCGTCGTACTCTTCGCGCCTTTTTAGATATTCTGATTCATCGCCTATGTCGCTTCTGTCTTCCCAGAGCTCTCCAAACAAAGTGTTGCAGACTACCTTCAATCTTTCTGGATCATCTTTTGATTCCAGAAATTTCATAATGATTTTTGCCCATGGAGTCCAAGGCGAACAAAAAGCATTCAGCCAAAATGACCGAATGCCTTTGTTGTATGCTGTTGGGTTATTAGCCACCCATTTTTGCTTTTGACGTCTTGCCGTATCTTCCGGAATTAAACATCCGCAATGTGGGCAAAGCCAGTCAGGGCCAGACGTAATCTTATACTGATTCTTTCCATTTACTTTGGTGTGTGTTTCCTGATACCGGATGCTATTAAAAGTTATCTCTGAATACTCTCCGCATTCAGGACATTGTGTGCACCATCTTTCTTGTGTGCCTTGCAAATAAGATGTCTCAATATTTGACGCGCCCTTGATTGTTGGGGTAGAAACTTCAACAGACTTACTGTTAAAGAACGTGGCTTGTCTTGCCTTGGCAAGCTCCCACGGGTCGCCTTCGCGTCCTGCGCTTGGAGCCCAGCGGTCGCGCTCATCTCCAATAATGTATCTGGCCGGAGTGGAAGCAAGTGCAGACGGGCTGTTGGAGCCTGTTATAAAAAGCCTTCCTCCGGGGAAAGACTTGATAAGTTTTGTGTTTGAATTATCACGTCCGCCCTTGGTAGGCTTTATTTTTTTCTTCAGTGGCTTGCAGTCTCGAATCATCGGATTGATTCTTAGATCTGAAAACTTTGCTGCATCGTCCAAATTTGGCTGTACATAAATTATTGTCGCTGGGTCCTGATCTACTGCATAAGCAATACAATTTAGCTCAAATTCAGACTTGCCAATCTGAGAAGCAGAAACCATTACAATGTTTCGAACTTTTGGATCTGTGAAAGCATCCATCGGTTCTTTCAAGTAAGGCGTCCTTGATGTTCTCCAAGGCCCAGCCTCGGCTGAACTTTCTGGTGAAAGTCTTCTATATTTATCAGCCCACTCCGAAACCGTTATGTCTTCAGGAGGGCTGAAGTTTTTACAAACTTTTTCAAATATATTCGTCGTCTGAGTCTTCATCGTCAAAATCCATGTATTCGTCCCAGCCTTCGCGGTCTCTTACAAGTTCTGCATATTTGTCTGGGTCATACTTATGATTTGATAACTCATTCAAAATGAGATGAACTTCTTTTTTTATTACATCCGCTGCCTCTGCAGGAGATTCAGCGTCGTAAACGTCTACAGCAACTCGACTTGGGAGAGCCAGAAGCATTGAACGAATCGTGTATATTAAATCGTTTGTCAGCGTTTCAACGTCTTCTGAGCGGTGCATTTTGCCCGCCACTTCCTTTAGCTCAAGCTCAAGCTTTTTCCGCTTCGCTCTTTTTATGCCGATATCTTCAGCTATCTTTTTCCCTTCAAGGCTGTCTTCCTTTGCTGCTCTTCCATAGGCCTTATCGGACAAGTACTTGATGTAAAGACGGACAGTCGGAATCAAATCATATCTTCTGCATTTCCTTCCGGTCTCTGGGTTCTTTACTTCTGTGGTACTTATGACTCCATCTTGTGTTAACTGCTGCACACGCCTAGTAGTTAGCCCAAAGAGTTGAGCAATTACTTCAACCTTTACATAGTTACCATGATGTTCTTCAGCCATAACTCACCTTATTTGGATACAAGTGTAACCAGATTGCTCTTTTCCATCAGACGTTTCATCTTCTCACTTGCGCTCTGCTCATAGTATTCCGCAATGTTCGAAAAATTAAATTTGCAGTGTCTGTAAGCTGCAGCTATCAGAAAGTCTTTTTCTTCTTTGCTGATACCGGATGATTTAATTTCCTTTAGAAGATTAAACGTTTCTCCCATGTCGTAACAGTCTGAAAGCTCAATAGGTTCCATACCGTTCTTGACTTCTTTCTCTATTTCCTTAATATCCTCGGACAAGTCAAGCCCGAAATCCGACATATCATAATCAGTAATTTGCTCTAAGTCCAAGTTGAGCTTGTCCAGATCAAAACCACTGTTCATGGTCAGCTGGTTATGGACAATGCCATAAGCTAGCCGCTGCTGATCTGTGAGAGAGTCGAGCCTGATACATGGTACTTCTTCAATTCCAAGTTCCAGAGCAGCTAGATAACGGCCATGCCCTTCAATGATGATATTGTCCTTCCAGATTCCAAGCGGATCAAGAAATCCAAAATCTTCAATAGATTGTTTAATCTGCTCTAACTGTTCTGGAGGATGCTTCTTGGCATTATTCGCATTCTCTTTCAGTTCCAAAGTCGGAACATATTCTACTTTTAATTTAGGCATTTAGTCTCCAAAGAATCTATTCATAGCATGATCAATACGTTCCTCAACCATCTTACTGAGTTTTTCTTCAACTTTTGGTCTACCATGCTCAGAAGCCATGATGGACGGTACAGCAGGGCCAGTCGCCATTTTATAGTGTCTGTCTCCTCCGGTTCCAATTCTTTCTGTCAGATGATTCATGATCAAGTACGAGGACCGCTGCACATGTTTCCCAGTTCTCTTTTTGGTATATTCACCAACTTGAACCTTCTTGCCCTTCATTACTTCTGCGTAGGTGTTGTAGTCTCCAGCTGGGCGGGACTTCGGCTCATAAGAGTATTCCTCCATAGCAACTGGGCCGCCAACATACGTCATTGACAAGTCATTCTCATTGCCACTCATGGAGATGTTGACTTCTCCTCCTGTGACATCGCCTTTGCTAATGGTATAAAGTTCTGTAACCGCAGAAGCAATCCAGCCTTTAGCACGTGCTTTAACGTCAGACATACAAGCCCGCATAGCCTTATCACTATTTTCAATGCCTTGTTCACAGAACTCAAAGAGCTCATCAATGTTCTTGACCTCAACATAGATCATGTTTGCCATGAGCTCACCTCACGCATAAAAATAGAAAGCTCATGAATATTTTCAAGAGCTTTCTTCCACTTTTCGACATTATCATTATATCCAGTTTGTTGTCCCTCAAATACCGAACTTGTATATTTTTTCAATTTTCGCATACTGAAGCATCTTCTTTTGAGCACTGCATCCACCAGTTATTGTGTGTCGGTATGTCCTGCAGCGCCTATAAACACTATATATTGTGGTTCGTAGCGAAAATGCCACAAAATTTAGACAAAAAATAGAAAGTGTTTGGGCGGTCGGACGCAGCCCCGTGGCGCTTTTGGATAGAAGGACCCGTAGAATATACAAAAATAATGAATAATTATTCATTGTCGTACCACCCTATTTTTTTGAAGTGCCAAAAAGCAGAAAGCAAAAAAGCGGGGCGCCGCCGCGCTCCGCTCTTGTGCTTGTGCTCTTGCTCTGTGTGCTGTGCTTCGGTGGGGCTCCGCTTGCTGGGGTGGCACTAGACACGGCCGGGGGCTGTGGGCTCTTGCCTTGCTCTGCTCTCCCCTTAGTGCTCGGTGCTCTGGCGCTTGCAAGTGCGCGCCGTGCTTGCTTCAGCTGATGGGGCCCGCCGCTAGTGCTCCGCTGTGGGTCTGCTCTGCTTCTATTCCTTTCCCGCTACAAAAATTAAGACCTATACCAGCATGGCACAGGCCTTATATATGTATGTACTTTTTACATCTGTCAATCAAAGCGGTTTTAAAATTATCTTTCTTTGCACTGTGAAAAGAGCATCTATGATTCATCTTAATATT